AAAAAATGCCAACATTTAGACATGGTAAATCCACCGTATTCAAGGTAGACAACAACGCTGGAACCCTTACCGATATTAGCAATACCCTTACAGATGTTTCATTCCCACAATCAGTAGACACAGCCGAGACAAGTGCTTTTGGTGCCTCAGCAAAGTCTTATGTAGTTGGACTAACAGATGCCACACTTTCAGTATCAGGAAACTTTGATGCAACAGTTGATGCTCACCTAGCGGCTATTGTAGGAAAAGCAGATTCAGTTTCATTCGAGTATGGTCCTGAAGGTTCAACAGCAACCTTTGTTAAATACACAGGAGAGGCACTTCTAACTTCTTACGAGAAGAGTGGTGCTATCGGAGATGTAGTGACATTCTCTGCTGAGTTCCAAATTACAGGTGCAGTAACTCGTGGTACTTACGCATAACAAATAGTTAAAAAAACTTAATAAATTATCGTGACCAATCAATCTAGTGTCCCAAGGAGAAATGAAATGACAGATTTACGCAATAAGATATTTGAAACAGACGATATTACGAAGGAAGCGCTGGTAGTTCCTGAATGGAATGTAACAGTTGAAATTCGTTCTATGACGGCTGGACAGAGAGCAACGCTTACTGAGGGAGTTACTTCTTCAGATAAAGTTGATGTTTCTAATATGTATGCAAAAACTGTAATAGCCACCGTGTTTGACCCAGCAACGGGTCTACCAATCTTTACAGACCAAGACCGTGAAGCCATCCTTTCAAAGAATGGCGCAGTCATTGAGCGTTTGGCAACAAAGGCTCTTGGCAGTTCAGGTCTTAGTGATAAGGCGGTAGAACAAGCACAGGCTCGATTTCCTCAAGAATCCTGAGCGACGATTTCTTTTTGAAATCGCTGAAAAGTTAGGAAGGACGGTGGGTGAACTTCTTTACGGAAGTGCTTCCCACCGCCCTCTTAGCAGTATGGAATTAACTGAGTGGAACGCTTTCTATGTTCTCAAAGAAAAAGAGCGTGAGAAAGCCGAGCGACGAGCGAAGGCGAGGAGATAAATGGCTGAATCACCTACCATGGAAGTCCGTGCTCGTTTAACTGCTGACTCCGCACAATTTGTTAGTGGTATAGATAAAGCCGTCAAATCGGCTAATGAGTTTCAAGGCGCTACCTCAAAATTAAGAGGTGGTCTTAACGGTGTTGGCATTGCAGTTGGAGTTGCGGCAGGTAGTTTAATTGCGTTTGCTGTTAAATCTTTCAAAGCGGCGGCTGAGGTTGAGCGTTTAGATTTGGCACTTGAGGCAGTCGGAGCATCCAGCGGCAAGGGTTACGAGGCTTTATTAGCGGCATCCAACTCTATGAGAAAGGTTGGCATACAAGCCTCAGTCGCACAAAGAACTACTCTTAAGTTTGCACAGTCAAACATTGATTTATCTAAAGCATCAGAACTTGCGACCATTGCATCTAACTTATCTGTTGCCGCAAATGTCAGTCAGGAAGAAGCGCTTCAATCAGTTACTTTTGCTGTAACAACAGGTAACACAAGAGTCTTGCGTCAGATAGGAATTACTACTGGTGCATCAGAGGCTTACCAAGCCTATGCTCGCTCAATAGGAAAAGCCTCAAAAGATTTAACTATGAATGAGAGGCGTCAAGCAGTTGTCAATCTTGTACAAAAAGAGGGAGCAAAAGTAGCGGGTGCATACGCTCTCGCCCTTCAATCACCTGCAAAACTTGTAACTCTATTTGGTGACCTACATAATGAATTGCAAGTTTCAATGGGTGGCGCTTTAGTAAAAGGTTTTGGACCAATCATCAAGTCAGCCTTTGAATTTGAAAAGGCTTTAATTGCAAGCATAGAAAAAGGCGGAAAATTAAATGTGATTGTAGAAGCCTTGCAAAAACTTTTTGTAAAACTTACTACACCAATATCCGCCGTTATTGATAAACTTACATTATTTATTTCAAACACAGATAAAACTGGAACAAAAGTCAATGACCTTGCAGGAAAAATGGAGATGCTTTTACCTGCGGTTGCTGGTCTTGGAGCCGCTCTAGCGTTACTAGGCGGACAACAAGTTTTTAGATTGGTGCCTGTTTTTGGCGCTCTTCTTGGTAAACTCTCACCCTTGCCAGTTGCTTTTGTTGCGATGGCTTTAACCTCAACTCAGGTGCAAACAGCGTTTGGTAAATTAGCACAGTCTTTACAACCACTACTTGCGCCTTTGCAAAAACTTGCAACAATGTTTGGAACGGTTATGTCTGCCGCCGTAATGATTTTTGCAAAAGCAATTACAATTTTGTCATCAATCGTCAGCGGTGCGATTGGATTTGTACAGCGATATGCAAATGTATTCAAAGTTCTTCTTGCTATTTTAGCCGTAGTTGCAATCGCTATCGGCGGTTATTTGGCTCAAGTATTTCTTGTAAATACTTATACTAAGATTCAGACTGCGCTTACTTTTGCTCAAGCAACGGCAACAGACTTTTTAAGTAAGGCGCAAGGCAGACTCAATGGCATTATGGCTATGAACCCAATTGGAGTAGTGGTTGCGGCTATTGTTGGACTCGTTGCGGCTATTGTTATTTTGTATAAAACTTCAGAAACATTTAGAGTTCAGTTTACCAAAGTATTTAATGCCGTTGCTTCTATTGTAGGGAAAGTAATTGCGTTTGTTCTTAGAGCATTTGGCAATTTACTTATTGCTTTTGGAATGGCAATTGATATACAAAACACTTTTGGTCAAGTCGTTGCCGCAGTATTTCAATTTGTTTATGACACCATTATTGCTGTTTTCCTAGGAATTATTAAAGGTATCAAATTTGTACTCGACGCTTTTATTAACCTCATGAAAAACAATGACACTTTCCGTAAAGTGGTGATAGCGGTATTTGACGCAGTAATTAGAATTATTGCCATGGCTGTAACTTTTATAGTTGTTGCTTTTGCAAACATTTTGAAAGCCATTGCATCGGGAATTTACTATTTTGAAAAATTACTAGATGTAGTCAAAACTATTGTTAAAGGTGTTCTTGCGGGTTTTGCTCTTTTGGGTAAAGGGATTGTTTATGTGTTTTCAAAAGTTGCAACAGGGCTAGGTAATTTTTTAGATAGTGCCTTAGATAATGTTAAAGAATGGGTGCAAAAAGTTACTGCACCTTTGATGAAAATTCCTTATGTCCGTGATTTAGTAGCAGGTGCTATTGGCGCTCTAGGCGGTATGGCGTCTTTTGCAAGTTCTAAATTAAACGGAGTCGCATCATCTCTGACAAATTTGTTTACCAGTTCTGATGATGCTGGAGCAAAATCCGTAGATTTAATTACAGGCGTATCCAAAACTCTTATTAGTGCCTCTAAGGGTTGGGGTAATTATTCTGAGGGTGCGGCTGGTGCTATCTCTAATGTGGCTAATAAAATGCTTGACTTTACTATGAAAATTGTAGATTTTGCGGCGAAAGATAACGGTGCAAAAATTGTTAGTGGATTAGTCACGGGTGCAAAATTGGCATCCGAGGGACTAGGTAAAGTAATTGCTCAAGTAGAAAAAATGCAAGGTTTCAAAATTGGTGAGTTCATTGTAAAAAATACTGGCGAGGCGGCAATTAAGGCTGGTAATTTCCTACTTAATTTAGCGGCAAGCGTTGAGTCGTTTACTGAGGGAAATGTTCTTGGCAATTTAGGCGATGCCTTTGGTGACATTATGGCTTCATTCAAAACTGGTCTTGGCTTTGGAGATGTTTTAGAAGAGGAAAGAAAAAGAGCGGATGCGGTTAAAGGTATCAATGGTCAAGACGATGATACCTTAAATGAGTTACAGAACTCAGCAGACTTGATGAAGAAAATTAGAGAAGCAATGGCAGACGGTATAAAGTCAATGCGTGATGTCTTAGAAGATTTACAGAGTGCGGCAAAAGATTTTGCTGATTCACTCAAAGATACAATCTTAAATTTTGCTGGTCTTAAATCAGTTGAGTTGCCTGATGGTTTTATTCCTAAAGCCAAATCACTTATTGAAAATATGCGTATGCGTTTGGATAAGAGCCAACAGTTTGCTACACAGATTGCAACCCTACAAGGAATGGGTCTTGATACTAAAGCCTTGCAGGACATTATTGAGTCAGGACCAATCAAAGGCGCACAATTAGCGGCATCCATTCTTGGTGGAGGAGTAGAAGCCATTGCTCAAATAAATGAGATACAAAAGAAGATAAGTTTCACGGGAGCGGCTATTGGTCAGTTTGGTTCCGAGGCGGCGTTTGGTGCCAAGATTGCGGCAACTCAATTAGGTATCGCTCAGGTTAGTGATGCTGAGGCAAAAATAAGCGGAGTCCGTGGTAACAACATTGTAATTGAACAAGGTGCCTTTGTTGTCAATGTTGATACAACTGGGGCAACAAGCCAAGAAGAAAAGGCTGACATAATTACTCAGAGAATCCAAGAGACATTCGCTATCTTGGCTAAGGAACTGGCAAACAAATAATGGCTACCTATGTACTTCGCCCTGACGCAAACTGGAACAACGCCGCTTCTTTTACTATCACAGGTGGCTCGGCTTCCGTTCATGCGGCACTCGCCGATAATAGTGATGCAACATTTGTTAAGCGTACTAGCACAACAGTTCCTATTTCTTATGAAGCAGAATTTGGAACAACAACTTTAGCCGCTACTGAAAAAGTTGCGTTTGTTAATCTTCGTGCTCGTGCCACAATAGGAACTACTGGCAGTATTCAGTTAAGCCTAGGAGTCATTACAGACCGAAATGGTAGAGAGGTTTACTACTCAGTTCCATTTACTAAAGCAAACACTTTGACAATTACAACCCTTGATACTGCCTTAAAACTTACAACCGCTCCAAATGGTGAGGCTTGGACTCAGACTTTAATTGATAACTTAGTTGTTAAGTTTACAGATAACGCAATAATAAGCGGTGACCGAGCAGAACTTGTGGCTCTTTTTATTGATGTAGAAACTACAACTCAACCAACCGTTACCGTCACAGCGCCAAGTGGAACTATCACAGATACTACTTTCCCCTCAGTCACTTGGACTTATGCTGATGTAGATGGCGACCCACAAAGCGCATACGAGGTAAAAATCTTTGACGCCGCTACTTACGGTGGTTCAGGTTTTGACCCCGAAACTACAACTCCCTCAGTAGAGACAGGTGTTGTTACTTCTAGTAATGATGGTCAAACTCTTGAGGCTGACTTAGCCGATGGCACAACTTATAGAGCCTATGTTCAAGTTGCTCAATTATTAAACGGTGTCAATTACTTTAGTAATTATGCTTTCAGTCAATTTATTATTGATGTTGATGCTCCCGCTACTCCACTTATTACCGCCTCATACGATACTAATATCGAGGCAGTCACCCTTACGGTTTTTGGTAGAACAAATGTTCTAAGTGCTAACCAAGCCTCACTTGAAACCAATACAACTGGTTGGATTGCAGTATCAAATTCCACAATTGCTCGTTCAACTGCTCAATTCTCTGATGGCGCCGCCTCACTTTCAATAACAGCAACAGCATCGGGCGATGCCACGGCATCGACAACTATTGGTACAAAATTTATAGTCACAGCAAACCAAGAATTTTCCGCTATTGCTAATTTTAAGGCAGATAGTACGACCCGTGATTGTGCAGTTGGTATTCGTTATCTTACTTCAGCAGGTGCAACAATAAGCACAACTTTTGGAACAGCAGTTAGCGCAACCAGTTCGGCTTTTGTGACAGCAAGTGCAACGGTTTTAGCACCTCCAACCGCCACCCATGCTCAGGTTTTTGTAAAAGTTATTAGCGCAAGTGCAAGCGGAGTTCACTATGTAGACAAGATTGCCTTTCACTCAGGTGATGAACCTGTCTTTACCCGAGGCGGGTTTTCAGAATTCAAATTTGATGTAGAGCGTTCCGTGGATGGTGGGACTATATTTACCGCTATCCGTAACAGTCCAGTCACGGCTGACACTTCACAAATTGCCCAAATTGACGACTATGAAGTTCCTCTTGATACGACAATCCAATATAGAGCGAAAGCGAGGGCTGATATTTAATGGCTACTATTTCTTCAGGTTATACATCTTCGGCTCCACTTTTAATTAACAATCCTTTAACTTGGTCTTTTGTTGCTCCCGATGACGATGATATAAAAGTTGTGGGACTTCAAGTGCAACAACCTTTGAGTCAAACTATTGTTGAATCCTACGGTGTTTTCAAACCCCTTGGTGCATCTAAGACAGTAGTTGTAGCCCAATCTATTTATGGAGTTGATGGCACTTATGAAATTACAACTCAGGGAGAAGATGAGTGGGATGAGTTGTATCCAGTTCTTATTTATCAGGGAACTCTTTTAGTTCGAGACCCTCTTGCCCGTCTAAAGTATGTTCGCTTTGTAGATAGAAACTGGACAGAATCAGGAAACATTGACTCTCTAGTTCGTAGAATCAAAGTCACTTACTTCGAGGTCGGAGCGCCGTAATGTATCCAGTTTCCACTTTATTCAAGGAGACTGTTATTAAATCTCATGTAACCAAAACAAAAATTGAGATTTATGATATGAAGAACAACTCCATTATTAGCACCGCTTCTCCTATTTCGGGCGAAGTGACCATTGATAATCGTCGCTCAGTACGCCGAGAATGTACCCTCGAGTTCGTAGATACAGATGGAACTCTTGTCCCAACCAATAACATTTCCTCAATTCTCTTACCGTACAACCGTGAGGTAAAAATTTATAGAGGTATTGTTTTTACAGATGGCACAGAAGAATTAGTTCCGCTTGGGGTGTTTGTTATTACTAGCGTAGACATAATTGAGTCTGCTCAGGGGGTCAAAGTTTCAATCAAAGGTTCAGACCGTAGCCTTCTTTTGACTCGGGCTAAGTTTACAAACCATGAGTTCTACATTGAAGATGGAACTGCTAAAGAAACTGCAATTGCAAACATGTTGAAATTTAGATACCCACAAGTAAAAACTATCTTTCCTGCTACTGGACAAGTGACAACTTTGTTATATCCAACCCTCGACCAAAGTTCAGACCCTTGGCGAGAGGCTTTGAAAATTGCCGAGTCCGCATCGATGGATTTATATTTTGATGAGAACGGCACAGCCCGTATGAGACCAATCCCTGACCCTGACCTTGGCACTCCAGTTGCCACATATACGGACGGCGCTGATTCAATCTTGGTTCAAATCAATCGTTCTCTTAGTATTGATGAGTCTTACAATGGAGTCATATTTACGGGTGAAGGAACTAACTTAAGTATTGGTGTTATTGGTGAAGCCTTTGACGATAACCCCTCCTCCCCGACCTACCGAAAAACCTAAGGAGAGGTTGTAAAGTTTATGAGTAGCCCAACAGTCTTGACAGTTGCCGAGGCAACGGAGGCGGCTAAGGCTGAGTTGAAGAAAGTCCTAGGCTCTACTGAGAAAATTACATGGGACCAAATAGTAAATCCCGCCCACGATGTCTATGACTTGGTAAAAGTAACCCGCTCCCCTATTGGAGTAGATAAGGTTTTGACTTTAGATGCGATTTCAATTCCTCTTAGTGCCAGCGGTACGATGAACGCAATCGGTAGAAGTAGGAGATTCTGATGGACTTGAGTTATCTTGTTGGTCAAATAAAAGGCGATACGAGCACACCAGTCCTGCGCCTTCGACAAGGCAAGGTTGTGACTGTGAATGTCAGTCCCGCTTCTCTTGATGTTCAAATTGCTGGAGGGGCAAACACTTTGCCTAAAGTTAAGTATTTGAGCAGTTATAGCCCAACGCAAAATGACACAGTTTGGCTAATATCGTTCGGTGCAGATTTGTTAGTCATTGGAAAACAAGCATAATAACCGTGGTTCATAAACCATAGGTTAGAATTTACCCACCTACATTTAGGAGAAACAATGGACAGCAAGACAAAAGCAATGCTCGCTTCGTATGGACGGTCATTCCTAGCGGCAGTAACAACAGCCTTCATGATTACAGGCGGGGACATACTTGCCCTTGATGGCGATTCACTTAAAGCAATTTTAGCGGCTGGCGTTTCAGCCGTCCTCCCCGTAGCCATCAGAGCGGCTAATCCTAAAGACCCTGCGTTTGGCAAGATTGCCGACGGAGTTACTGAGGCAGTCGTAAAAAAGATTACAGCCAAAAAGTCGGTAAAGAAAAAATAATGTCAGTTCAAAAAGTCTTGACCTCCGCTAAGGCGGAGGTTGATGCTGGTTACAAAGAAACTGGTAACAACGATACTAAATTTGGTAAGTGGTATGGACTCAACAATCAACCTTGGTGCGCTATGTATGTTTCATGGTGTTTCAAGGAGGCTGGTCTATCCCCTCTAGTTGCGGCTTCATCTGCAAAAGGTTTTGCTTCATGCGATGCTGGTTTGAAATGGTTTGCAAGTAAAGGTCAGTTAGTTCCAGTCGGACAAGCAAAGGCTGGAGATATTGCATTTTTCCAGTTCGATGAAGATGCACAGCCCGACCATGTTGGTATTGTAAAATGGAACAACACAACCTTAAAGTATTTACAAGTTTACGAAGGCAATACAAGCGGTGATGGAAAAGGAAGTCAATCAAACGGAGATGGTACTTTCCTAAAGAAAAGACCTTACAAACTAATCATGGGTATTGCTCGCCCGAAGTACGAGGCATAAAAAATGAGCGAAGAGGTGAAACCGAGTTTAGGAGAGATTATGCGTCGGCTTGATGACTTGACAATGGAAGTCAAGCAGATGAATCTAAATGTTGGGCAGACCTATCTTCGCAAAGATGTTTATGACTCTGACTCAGAAAGATTCGCTCAAGCCATGGAACACATTACAGACCGTCTTGAGAAGATGGAGTCTCGCTCCGAGTGGGTAGTTCGAACAGTTGGCGCTCTCATGATTTCAACCATTGTCGGTGCCTCCGTGTATGTTGGACAAGTAATCGGGTTGTAGGTACTTGACAAACTAAACTAGGGTTTAGTATCCTCTCCCTTAACGAGAGGAGTCCACATGGACAACGCATTAGAAGTAACACCAGTTGATGATTTTGAAATCATCGAGGAACCAGCCCGTGAACCGTTTATTGTTGATGACGATTCAAAAGCAGATTGGGCAATGAGGAAACTTGCCTCCATTCGACGCAAGCAATCAGATAACACAGCCATCTTTGACCGAGAAGTACAGA